CCGATGACGACCCGATGGGTGTTATCGCGAATATCATGGAGCGCGTGCAGTTACACGATGCTGGTGGCTCTTTGATAGTGAAATATGACCCGATGGATGCATACGACATGCAACGATTAGGAAACGAAGTTGGCGTATCCAGCGCGACTGTTCGCGCGATTGCTATGTCGCTTGGTGATTGGGGCGTCATAGCGAAATCTTTTAACACGACGCCCGATGTCGTTCGCGCTATCAAGAGGTCTTGCGGGGGTGCGTTGAATGGTTGAAAATTGGGAAATTGAATGGAACAGTAGCATGCTTGAACATGGTCGTGACTTAGGAACGATGGAGTTCATTTTCGCGAAAGGCGGAACCGTCACGGACATGAATTATGTCATGTTTGATGTTCAAGACAACACTTGGGAACCTCTCATTAAGGCCGTCGCGGAGCGTGACAATTCTCACCCCGACATCATTCGGAAGAATGTTGAACAACAACAACAACAACAACAACAACAACAACAACAACAACCGTTCTTCATGGAGCAAGGACAACGCCCTGCTCAACTTTTCATGGGAACAGGCGCAAGAAGCCCTCGCGAAATGACACGAATATACAACACCGCTCAACGCGGACATAATCTCATGGAGTATCATGACAACCCTACCGCAATGAACGCTTTGCGCGCTGGGAAATACGGTGCGGCTATGGGTCGCGGTATTATGGCAGGGGCAAGTAAGTTCAAGGAGGGTATGCAAAACCGCAATCAAAGAAGGCAAGACCGACAGGTTGAGCGTCTTGGACGCGCGTTTGATAGGGACCAACAATATCAACAAAACCCTACCGGAATGAACGCACTACGCGCAGGTAGATTTGGAGATGCTGGTCGCCACGCCCTTCAAGCCGTTAAAGAAAGCGGTCTTGGTGACCGCATGAAAGAGTTCATGGGTGGCGCAGGTCGCGCAATCAGCGATTTGCGACACTTACCTCAAGCCGCCAAAGACTCTTACATTGAAGGACGAACTCGTCGTGAACAAAATGCGCGACGAAGTGCGCTTGAAGGTGGATTGGGGCGCGCTCAAACAGAAGAACAACAGGCTCGCGATAGGTATGTTCCGGGCAGTCAACTTGGTGACCGAAACATAGACCAAGCGTTGTCCGGTATCAATGAACGACTTTCGCGAGATTATCAAGTGCAACCTGCTCTTCACGAAAGAGGAAAGAACAAAGGCATGCCGAAAGAAACCGTTCAAGACGCTATGCGACGCGAAATCCAAGAAATCGGTGCGGGACAAGAAGCACCGCGAGAAGGCACAATGGCTCGCATGAGGCGAATGGGTGATGAGCGAAGAGCGGTAAACGAAGCACAGCAAACTGCTTTCGCTCCTTCAAATGTTGTTCCGGAGGAAGAGCCACAGCCACCTGCGTTGCCCGAAGCACCTACACCCGAAGCGGAAGAAGCGGCGAATGCAGATGCACCAACGGAACAAGCGGTTCCGGAAATTGATTTTGGTGACTCACCAACGGAAGAGGCGACCCCGGAAATTGAGTTTGGTAACCCACCCGACACCGGTGTCGTTGCTCCAAAACCTGCGGCGGCTGGTGAAACAGCGACAGTCACGGAAGAGCCATCGTTCGGTGCGAGGTTTGCGACTGATGCAGAAATGAAGTTGGGTGCAACCGCTGGTGATAGGGTAAAGAATGCGTTGGATAAAGTCTACCAACAGCATCAAGAAAAGCCGTTCGCGGACCGCGATGCAATGATGGAAGCGTTGATGCAAGCCGGTATTGGTTCAAAGACGATGACTGCCGCTAACAAGTTGAGCGGTAAAACAGCAAACGCGGCAGAAAGTGCTTTGAGTGAAATCTTTGGTCCCGCGCAAGCAAAACAAATTGTTCAATCAGCACAAGCAGGTAACCAAGAAGCAAAACAAATTGTTGAGCAAGTCGTCGGTAACAACAACACCCCGGAGATTGATTTTGCTGGCGCGATGAACATGTCCGAAGACGAACATGTAGCCTCATGGGATTCGTTATTGAAAGGGTTGAATATACGGTGATGGCGTGTGTCCTCGCTCTCCCTTGAAGCAATTGAAGAAATTGACTTTGAGGTAGCGAAGCGCGACTTCAAGTTTTTCTTTGAAGAGATTCTTGGGTTTCAACTTTCATGGCATCACGAGCAATGGTTCAACAACCTTGAATCGCGTAAGCGGTATTGTGTTAAAGCCGCGCGTGACCACGGTAAGTCAACGCTGTTCCTCGGCTACATGCTTTGGAAAACGGCGTTCAACCCAAAGACAAAAGCCGTGTTGATTTCGCACAGTCTGCATCAGTCCATCCACCACATGCGCACACTCAATGATTTGATTGACAGCGTTCCTTTTCTCGCGAAAATGAAGAAACCCGATTCGTGGTCCAAGACTTTCTTTGGTTTTAGCAACGGTTCAAACATCAGCGCAAAGTCGGTCGGTGGTGCTATCCGTGGTATCCACCCCGACCTCATTCTTTGCGACGACATTCTGTGGGGAACGACGGACACCGAACTCGCTCGCGTTGCTTCGTGGTTTTACGAAGTCCTTGTGCCGACGCTTCACCACACCTCCAAACTGATGATTGTCGGCACACCATTTACACCAACTGACCTTTACACCGAACTTGAATCGCGCGAAGGTTATCTCGTTGAAACCTACCCCGCCATCAACGCGAAAGGCGAAGCGTTGTGGCCCGAACGATGGGACTTGGAGTCACTTGATGCTCGTCGTAATGACATGCCCGCCATTGCGTTTGCGCGCGAATACCTGTGTGAACCGATGGATGATGTGAGCAGTCTTTTCCCCTCAACCATTCTCCAAGCCGCGAAAGACACAACACTCAAGTTGATTGAGCGTGAAGTTGGCGACCCCGACGACCAATACTTCATCGGTTGGGACCCCGCTATTTCATCCGACCGCGCGGCTGACTACACCGTGATGGTGGTGCTTCGTCGCCCATCCACCAATCCCGAACTGCTTGAGTTGGTTCACGCGATTCGTAGAAAGAACATGGACTTCCGCACACAAATCACCGAGATTCAACGATTGAATGCAAAGTTCAATCCCGATGTCATTGAACTTGAGGCGAACAACTTCCAGCGCGTCTTTGCAACTGAATTGCGCGCGGACACCGACCTTCCCATCAAGACCTTCATTTCCACACGCCAACGCCGTGAGTCGCTTCTCATGGGTTTGGTGTTGCGCTTTGAGAAAGAGCAAATCCGTTTGCCGTGGGGTGATGACCGTTCTCGCACGCTCATGTCCGAACTTGAGCGCGAACTGCTGATGTTCGGTATGAGCAAAAAGGGACGGCTTGACAGCATCGGTCGGCACGACGACTTCGCTATTGCGCTCGCATTAGCGCATTGGGCCACCACGGAGTTCCGCGAACGCATCGTGGACTTGGATGAAATCATGGAGGGGTTGATAGATTGATTTATCCTTTCAGCGAATGGGGTTTTTGAGATGAGTTGCGAATGTGATTTGTGTGTAGGGACCGATGCCGCGTTTGGCTACCTTGAGAAGAAACTGTGTCCCGAAGGCAAAGCCGCCGCAAAAAAGAAGTTCAAAGTGTATCCAAGCGCGTATGCGAATGGATGGGCTGTTCAATACTGTCGTGGCAAGTTTAGGGGGAAGAAAAAGAAATGACGGTTGAGAAGAACTTGAACCGTTGGTTCAAGGAGAAGTGGGTGGATGTTTCGCGCACAGGTAAGGATGGTAAGCATCCTCCGTGTGGCCGAAGCAAAGCCAACACTTCCAGCAAGGGTTACCCGAAGTGTCGCCCATCCGTCAAGGTTTCAAGTAAGACCCCCAAGACCAGCGGCTCTATGTCAGCAGGTCAAAAGCGCGCGGCTACCAAACGCAAGCGTAGCAAAAAGCAGGGTGTAGGCGGAAAGCCCACTATCGTTAAAGCGATGGACAATGCGTGGGTGTTCATGAAGGGGCGCAACGACCGTGGCGACTATCCACCATGCCCTACACCGAGCAAAGACCCGTATCAAGACCCGTATCAAGCGCAATACGCCGCGAAGAGGCAAATGGAATACGCGCGACAAAGAGGTGAGCAACTTTTCCTTACAACATACCCATGCGTATGCGGGTATCATCATTTGACGAGGGGTTGACATGACAGAATACGAATACATTATGCACGAGCCAATCACCGCCGAAGAGTTGGCGGTAGTGAATGACAATTGGTGGATTTTTCTTAAAGGAAACGCTAACTCACGGGGAGAACCCGAAATGGGGGGTTTTAAGGGCGTTCCCGATACGGGTGGAACATTACACCCCGCATTGAGTCATTTTGGCGCATTTTCACACCCTGTTTCGGAAAACAGAACAGACAAAGCACACATCAAGTGGGACCCATACATGAGTGGTATGGACCCCAAACTGCAACAACAAGTCTATGACAAACAAAACTCGCGTGCTGTTTTTGGTCGCGCGCCTCGTCCCGATGCGGGGGAGGTGATGGGTTTAGAGCAAGGTTTCAACAATCCAACCCTTTCAAGAGGACAGAAAATGCGAGCAAATCTTGCGAACAAATTGGCTCAAACACCTCAAAGAGATGCCTTTAAGTTACTTCCCGAATATGACCCAAACAGTTTGATGGTGCGACCGGAGTTTGACCCTGTTATACAACAGCAAAAACAGCAAGGCTATCCTATCAACACAAGTGAACCCATGCCTCACGCTTGGAGTGAACTGCTCAAAGAAAGTAAGCGCGACCCGCGCCTTGAGCGCGCGGGTGTGGAAGGCTACAACAAGCCCAAGCGCACCCCTAACCATCCCAAGAAGTCCCACATCGTGGTGGCTCGGTCGGGTGGAAAGACCAAGACGATTCGCTTTGGTGAACAGGGTGCGAGCGTTGCTGGTAAACCAAAGGCTGGTGAATCCGCGCGGATGAAAGCAAAGCGTAAGTCATTCAAGTCGCGACACCGAAAGAACATAGCGCGTGGTCCGATGAGTGCCGCATATTGGGCGGATAAGGAGAAGTGGTGATGCCTCGCAAACATTACGATGTTTTCAAGCACAGGGTGCGGACGAAGTTGCCGAAGCGCATTCGTTATGCAACGGTGTGTCGTAGGTGTAAAAAAGCGACAACCCAATCCGATAGGTGCTTAACATGTCAAATTGATTTCGCAACATGGTGGGGGCGAGCGTATTGATTGATTTGTCGGACTCCAATTTGTTCAGCGACAATCCGTTGTTGAAGAATGTCATTGAGGGTCCGACATTTGGTGATGCACCCATGCCTGTGTCTCAAGGGCAGGGTGAAGCCAACGCAAACCCTACACCTCCGCGCCCTAACGAAGTAGAGGAAGAAGAAAAAAAGAAAGAGATGGCGCGGGAAGTTGCTCAACAACTCAAGCGTTCTCTTCCCGACGGCGGATGGTTTCAGTCCATGTTTGGTCGCGGTGCTGGGGATTTGGTGAAAGACCTCCGCATGGCGCGGCGCGAAAACAAAGACATGCGTGAAGCCATTGACCATGCGATTGATGCTATACGCATTGCAAAAAAACAGGAAGTAGAGGCTACACTTCAATCAATTGATTGGATTGCAAAGCACGAATCTACTGTTCGGAACTTAGGGGTAAGCGAACGCGATTTAATCGCACTTCGCAAACACGGTCAAACGCGCGAATACGCACTTCGTCGCGCCTGTGTGCAATGGGAAAAAGCCAACGACACCATCAGCAAGTTGCTCTTAATTGATGGTGACTTTAACGAAGAGCAACGGCAGATGTGGGTTGACGCGCAACAACTGAAAAAGAATGCAAAAAAGGAGTGGCGAAACAGTCTGCATTCGGTTGACAATATCAAAAAGACCGATGCGATTTTTTTGACAAAAGCCGCGACGGTGCTTGAAGAACGCGGACCATTACCTGCGAGTGAAGTTTTTGTGAGCATGGAAAACACCAAGCATCTTTCAATACCGCAACTGAGCGCACTTTTCAAAATGCATGGTGTGGAATACGATATTGAAAAGGTCGGCGCAGGGTGGGGTATTGTTCGTGACAACACCGTGATTTTCAAGGATGTGTGGGCGTATGCCGCTGGCTTCCTTGACGCTGATGGCTACATCACCATCACCAAACGACTTGAGCCGCGCGCTGGTTTTATCGCAACAGGCGAGCGAGGGAAGTTGCATTGCGAACAATTGCACAAAGCCCTCGGCTGTGGTGTGTTACAAACCGATTTGAAAATCCATAAGAACAGCCGACGCACTCAACACCGTCTTCAATTTTATAGCGAAGACGACCTGCGCAAACTGATGAAAGGTATCCGACCACACCTCCGCATGAAGAAGGGGCAAGCGGGTGCTGTGCTTGAATTGCTTGATTTGCGCGGTCGGAAAACTGACATTATCAAATCGCGTCGCGATGAATTGTATCGCATCGTCAAATGGTTGAATTGGAAGGATGTTCCGGACAAGCGAGAAGAATTGCTTAAGGAGTGGAACATTGATGAGGCGGGAGTGCGTGCGATGTTCAGTCGGGATGGTGAAACCCTTCGTCTCCTTGACGACGCTGACCGACTTGTGGAGATGATGTGATGGCCGAAGAACAAGGCTTAGTTGGCCGTTTTTTATCGTCGCTAACGCGACCTTTCAATCGCCGAACGACTCCGGAACCGCAAATGCCGCTTTGGAAAACGGGCATCCAAGAACCTGTTCTCGTTCAAGGTGTATCCATCCCCGCGCTTTACGCTACCGTTCAAGAATCCATTATTCTTCGCACAACCATCAACACGCTATGTCAAGAGATTTTTCGTCGCGGCTATTATTGGGAGAAGAAGTTTCACAAGAAATGCACCAACTGCGAAGAAGAATATCAGCACGATACGGTGAGCCAATGTCGCATTTGCGGTCAAGAAGAGTTTGAAAGCCCCGACGCTGACCAAATCCTTTACCCGCGCTGGTTGATGAAACAACGCAACAGCATGGACCAATCCTTTATTGAAGTGATGAAAGAGATTGAGTGGGATTTGGACATTGTTGACGACGCGTTCCTTCTGCTCATCAAGGAGTATTTCATTGACCCCAAGAGTGGTGAAATTGAGTTCTTCCGCATCAAAGAGTTGGTGCGCGGTGACCCTACTTTCATGCGCATTGTGGCTGACAAGGCAGGTAAGCGCGGAGGACGATACCTCCTGTGTCCTGTGCATCGCGACAAGACCTATCCTCACAACGGCGACCACAAAAAGTGTGAACTGTGTTCACTCCCCTTACAGGATGTCCACTACATCAACACCGCTGGTAGTGGAAAGACGCAATACTACATTGATGGTGAAGTGTTGCACCTCTCCAAGTTCAATCCATCAAAACTCTACGGTCGTTCACCTGTCGCCAGCATGTGGAGACAGGCGCAATCACTCACCGCGATGGACAATTACATCTACCTCGCATATCAAAAGCGTCGCATTCCTCGTGGTGTTCTTGCTATCACCACCGACAACATTCAGTCAACTGCATCGTTTTGGAAAGGCGCAGAAGAAAAAATGGAGCGCGACCCTCACTACATCCCGAAGGTTGGTGTTGAGTCGGCCACAGGACGCGGTAAAGTTGAGTTTGTCCGCTTTATGGATAGCCTTGATGAGATGCAATACGCACAAGTTCGCGACGAAATCCGCATGCGTATCGCCGCTTTCTACGGCGTATCCAATGTGTTTATGATGGACGCGGGTAAATCGGGCGGACTCAACAACGAAGGTATGCAAATCCTCGTGACCAATCGTGCGGTTGAATCGGGTCAAAAGTTGTATTCGCGTGAATTGTTCCCACGATTGCTTGAGCAAATGGGTGTTCATGATTGGTCGCTTACGCTTTATCCGAACGAAGAAGAAGATGAAATCACGCGTCTTCGTCGCGACGAGCAAGAAGTTAACATCGCACAGCGCATGCAAGCACTTGGATTCCAGCCGGAATTGACTGAGGATGCTGGACGCGATATACGCTTCGTCTACAAGAAACCCGACCCACAAGAAGCCGCCATGCAACAGCAGGGTGGCGCGATGGGCGGTATGCCTCCGGGTGGCGGTATGCCTCCGGGTGGCGGTATGCCTCCACCTATGCCGCCGGGGGGCGGCATACCTCCACAGGGTGGGGGTCCGATGATGCCTCCGGGGGCAGGGCTTCCCCCCGGAGGCGGAGGGCCTCCACCTCAAGGCGGCGGTCAAATCATGATGATGGAGAAAGCCATCGGCCTCGGTGAAAGCACAGGTCAACGCGACCGCGGTCCTGCACCTATCAGTTCCGAAACTCATCAATCCGGCGCACCTTCCACCAAGAAAAATCAACGCGGTGCGAAAAAATCACCTATTGAAGAGGCTCTTGATAGCGTTCAAGCCGCGAAAGACCCAACTTCAAAACAGAAAGAAAGCGGTTTCCAATAGGTTAAAGTGGTGAAGCGTCCTCGTCGGACGCATGAGCCTGTTGCAGAAGATGGACCCGATGGTGCGCAAACTTGAAACTTCGTTGAGTGAGTTTAAGGTCGCGCTCGCAAACAACGACCTTGTTTCAGCCGAACAATTCCTACGAAGCATTCAACAAACCAGCGATTATCTCGCAGATGATGTAGGTCAAATCTACAAGGCACAAACCGGACAGAATGACCGCATTCTCGGTGTCAACGATGTGTATGCTGGCGGTGCGCCTGTCATGCAATTCAACAGCACGCAAGGTGTTATCGCGAAATCGGGCGACCGTCCAATGGGTTACATTGGTCCCGACCGAATCGGTAGCCACTTCAAGAAGCAAGGACAGGTGTGAGCGTGACCGAAGAGTCCGACGCTATGACGCTGATGAAGGCACTCATCAGCAAAATGGAAACGATGGATGCTGAAATCATCGCGATGCGAAAAAGCATGGATAGTCCGCAGTTGTTGCTCAAGCGCGCTGGGTTTGTCCGAGCCAGCACTCCCGCTAACGAGGATGTTTGGGGTGACCCACTTCGTGGTGACCGAGATGCCGTTATCAGCAAAGCCGCCGCCGCAATTGACGACGCGGGTATGAGCATGCCCGTTTCAAACGAAGAATGGCACGAAATGTCATGGGAAGAAATCCACAAAATGGCTGACACAGCCGCGCTGGTAGAAGGAAGGAGGATTGACCAATGAAACCAATGAAAGTTGAGGCAGGGCAGAACGCGCCCGATGTTGACGAACTTCTCAAAGAAGCAAACGAACTGATGGCGAAAGCCGAGGCAAAGTTTGGTTCCGAACAAGGCGATGCTTTTGAGCGCGTTAACGGTGTTGAGAAAGTCAAACCCGGTTACTATCACACCAACCAACAACTCATCCAAGTTGAGGATGTGAAAAATACCGGCGCGAAAAAGGAAGAAGGTAAGTTGACGACCCATTCCGGTTTTCCAAATGAACTCTACATGCGCGAAAACAAAGCCGGTGACAAGTCCGACAAGAACCCTCAATCCGCTTATACGGGAGCCACCGATTATTATTGAGGTGGTGAAGTGTGCGTGAGGATGCGTTGCTTTATCATCAACGCGTTGTGAATGAGTTCGCTAACGCGCTCATCAACAAGCATGATGCTCGCGATGAGGCAGTCAATGTTTTGTTGAGTGCAAACAACTTGGAGAATGAAGGATACACGCGTATCATTTTCAAAAAGGAGGCGGAAGAATACCTCAAGCCACATTTGGAAGTCAAAACTCCCACGGCGAAAGGTATGGAGAGGATATTCTCTACGCGAAGCACGCGTCACGAAGCCGCACCCGTTCGTCATCATCGTCACCGAGAGCAGTTTGACGATAAGAAATGGGTCAAAGCGATGGAAGAAGGTAACGAGTCGGCAATTGACGCGATGGTGCGACGATACATCGCTTTTCGCTTTCAAAACACCATCCCCAATGTGCAAGAGCGTGGAAAGGATATTGTTGGCTCTCACTCCAAGTTCAAAACGCTCAACTTGCATCCTTCGCGAAAAGGAGAAGTTGCTTACGGTGAAAAACCACTATGGCAACATTTGATGAAATACCTTCACGGTGGCGGTGGCGAGAACGCTTTGCGACTTCACAAAGCGATGGTTAAAACCGCTGAAAACATGAATCCTATGCTCAAACAACCTCACTTGTTCAGCAATTGGCGCGGTAACAACGCATCAATCATGGAGTTTTACCGTCGCGGTAAGGAAGACTTCATCAATGCCTTTGCCGAACGCTACGGTAAAAATCACCCTCTTCTCTCTTCAAACGCGCTTGACGAGTTTTATTTGAGACAAAAGCATTGGGAGAATGAAGGCATACCTCGTCAAGAAGTGATGGACATTCTTTACGATGAGAACGGTAGACCTCAAATGAGTGGTCAAAAAGGAAAATCACCTGTTGAAGTATTGCGCGAATTAGCAGACCAATACCACGACCGGCGAAGAAAGCCATTACAGGGTGAAGCCAACTTTGGGCGCGTCGGAGATGACGCCTACCGTTTGGGTATCGCGATGCTTCCTTACGATGACATTTACAAAATCCAACGATGGATGTTGGAAACCGGCGGTGGTATGAACGAAGAAGGCAACATTGATGATTCGGTTATCAACAAAATCCTCGGTCCCGATGCGCGCGGTTACATGGCTCATCATGCTTTTCTTATGGATAACATGTTGAACACGCTTTACGCTGGTGGTGCTGAACGGAATGGTATGAGTCACAATCTACCTAATCGTTTCTTGGAAAAAGCGCGAGAAAAAGTAGTTCAAGACATTGAACAAAAACACAACGATTTGCGCAACAGGTTGCTCAAGAATAATTGGGGCGCGTTGAACGAAGACACTTTAGCAGACGCGTTTGAAGGATTTGATTTTAGCACAGCGTTGGAACGATATGAAGAAAAAAACGGCGATGCCGAAATCATCCCCGATGGTGGCCCTTTTCCTTATATTGACCACAACGAATACGGGACTTTTGTTTACTTGACTGACAGCATACCCGATATGAAAAATCTCATCGGTAACAATTTTTTCAATCAAGAAGAATTAAGCGACCTTATTGAGCGTTCTGTTACGGCGTATGGAACAAAAGAATACGCAGATTTGCTTCGCCAATCAGTTAACAATTACACACACACTCACAATGTAGATGATGAGTTTGACATGTTGGATGAGCCAGCCATTGGTGAAGAACAATTGACACCTCTCGGTATCGTTATGCAAGGCGTTGGCTCTCACAGGGGTAACGCTGATGGCGAGTCGGGTGATTTTCAAGTTGCATACGACAGCAGTATGCCGAACCTTCTTTTCGCGCCTTTACAAGAGCGTGCTTTTTTGATGCCGAGGCGAGGTGAACGACGCGGTGCAGGGAGAAACAGAACCGTAGAACAACAGGATGAGTTTGACCCCAAAAAGGATGTAGACGGAGAGTTGCGCGTAGATTTGGTTAACACAATGGAGCGTTACGGTATTGAAAATCAAGACGATTACTTGGCGCAATACGACGCTGGAAACACGGTGAAACTTGATGTGCCGCGAGAAGACTTGACTACACAAGATGCCGCGGAGCGTTTCATCAATCCTCACACAGCCGAAGAGAAGCCCGACTCATTACCGGACCCGCGTTCTCAATTGGAAGCGTTTGTGAAGGACATGCCTTCTCCCAAAACACCAGCAACGCGCGGGTTGAACTCATTTTACATGGCGCACAGCAACAACCTTGATGTCTCCATGAAAGACCACATTGGTTTTTTCAGTCTTGATGGAATACCCCTTCAAGCATTAGAAACCGCATTGAAAACACCGATGTTTTCAACACGCAAAGGGAGGATAGGTTCTCAATCAAACGGAAGACGGACCTTGTTAAATCGGAAGCAATTACCCAATGATTACAACGCAGAAGGTGCGCGACAAATAGGAATCACTCCGAACAATTTGTCACAAGAAGACAAAATGCTGATTGACGCGTTGGTTCTTGGCTCTCATCACCCACTTCATCAACACGATGATGATTCACTCAACTTGTTTAACGCGTTGATGGACGCGAAGAAAGGAGAACGATTGAAATTGATTCAAGAAGGTAACCACAAGGATGTGATTGGATACGCAGGGAGAAGTGGTAAAGACTTGATGAGTGAGATATTGCGCGAAGCCGATGAGCCATCTCATTTCGCGATTTATCACAAAGAAGACTACGATAAACACGCTCAAAAATTGCTTGACTTTTCTCAACCTTACAGCATCCCCGAAGCGCAAGTCAAAGGTATTCGTTCGCGCAGACGACTCATTCAAGAAATTAAAGCACTTGACCAGCGTTACAAGGAGGCTTTCAACGCGGGTGATTTGCAACGACAAGGTGAATTGAACGAAGAAATTGAAAACATGCTGAATGATAAAGACAATGTTGTTGGTTATCGCGAACACGAAGACGGCCTATCCGCTCTTGTTGTAGGTCCAACACCAGCGTATATCGCTTCACAACATCTCGCCATGTTGTCGCGCGCGTTTCAATTGGCTCGCAACAACGGAGATGAAGACGCACAAGAACGAATTGAAAAAAGAATGATGGAAGTTCGTCAAGCGTCGCCGTCGTATGAGAGTGGTGAAATTGAATTGAACAATCACGAAACGCGAATGAGCAATATGTTTGATACTTTGCGCGGTGTTGAAAAAATCTACAAGGTTTTAGTCAACGGTATTGAAAAAATAAAACCCGGCGTTTATTCAAAAGACAATCGTGAAGCCCACGCCGCGACCGCCTACACCCTCAAACTCGCGGAGCAAATACTCACGCTTTCTCCCGACGAAAAAAGAAAGTTGTTCAGCGGTCAAAACAACATACAAATGGGAGGCATAAAAGCGTCGTTTGATTTGTCACCGGATGAAATTGAAGAGTTGGTGGACTTGGGAGCGGTAAGACCGACTCACGGTCAATCATCCTTTGAGGCTGAAAAAATGGTGGATTCTGTTTTTGGTGGCGAACAACCCAAAGGTCACCAAGTGCTTTCCCGTCTCGCGGGAGACTCAGCCAATTTCATTTCTCAAGACGAATTGGATATTTTTGAGAAAATCATCGCGAATGTTGATGAAGCGAGTAAGAAGCAGGGTATCAGTTGGGAAGATGCTTTTGTTGCTCGTTACGCACCAATCAATGTAGACGGAGAACCCATCACAGGGACAGGGCGAAGTGAAGTGTATGGTTACCTCGGCATAGGAAAAGACCGCTCTCTTGGTAATTTTCAATATAACGAAGGTGGTGTATTCCACGGTAATGAATATACTCGGAGTGGTGGTGAAAGCGTTTTTGACAAAAAAGGCAATCCCATCAACTTACAAAAAGAGCGCGAAGCCATTTTCAATCTGCTTAATAACGCAAACATTCAAACGCGAGAAGGAAGTGACACGGCTTTGGATTTCAAACGAATGAAGTTTTTTAGAAACAACAAACCAAACTACAAAACGGTGATGAACTTCAACAAACTTTCGTCGTTGCGAAACCTCGCTCATTTACTTAATGATGAAACAAAGACTCGGATTTTAGCCAAATCAAGCATGGTTGACGAAAAAGTCCCGTTGGGCGGTTACGACTTCAAAAACGCGCCTGTGTTTCCTGTTCACACAAGCGCGGCGAAAAAGTTTGATTTTGGTCTACCGACGCATCTACCTTTCCAAGTGAGGACAGATTCATTCAAAAACGGAAAGTTGTTTTTAGAGGACGAGGATGTTCACACCTACAACCCCCCTTCCCCACAACAACTCTACATCAGTCCCAACATGATGCGGCGCGTTAATCCAAATCTACAACCTCTTACCGATGGTCAGCGCGGTGACAAATACTTCCCAACATATCGTTCGTTTGAGAATGAACCAAATCACAACCAAAGGCTCGGTCAGTCTGTAAATCAAGCAATGATGATGGGAACTGAAAATCTACAATCAACCGACCCAATGTTGTTTCACTATTCGTCTCACATCCTTGATGTCGCGCTTGACGATACCTTGCTCATCAAAGAAGACGGAAAGCCTCAACCTGTCAAGTTCATGCATCGGATATTTGACTTAGACGACATGCAACATCTGCGCGGATTCACAGGCGATTGGGTCATATCGCTCTACCCGCAAGGTGAACATGTTATCGCGACCAAAGACAAAAAAGGCATTACGGCATACGGTGTTGACGGAGAGGTGAAGTTGGATGAGGCTATTTTGGAGGAAGCGGATAAGGTCTACGAGAAGGACTTCACGGTTCACGCGGTTCTTCATGATGGATTGATGACCGTCATTGATTTGCTCAAGACGGCGGACGAAGACACGCACAACATGCCGACGAAAGACCGCATACGCCACCTTCGCGCTCAATACGAGTCCAGCGAACACATCAAAATGCCCGAACCCATCAACACCAAGCGTAGCGATGACGAAGGGTTGCAAACCGCGATTGATGGTCTGCAAAAAGAAAACAACGATGTTGACATTCTTCTTCGCGATGCTAACGCCACCTACATGAAAGGCGAGTCGCGTCATCCAAAATGGGTGTTGTTGAGCAAAGAGAAAATGGTGGATGTCATCATCCTCTCCGCATCCGGCACAACCTACGGTATCGGTGTCGGACCGTTGATGCACCCCGAACATTATGGGAAGCGCGCACAGCAAGTTGGTGAAGAACACTACATGAATGTGGGTAGCGCGAAAGGGCCACGAGGATTAAAGGTGGGTGATTTCGCTACGGTGCGTTGCACAGGTGTCAGCGCATCAAACAAAGAGCATCCACTCTACCGAATACGCTCGGCGAAAATCACCGATAATGAACCGTTCGCGGCCAACAGCGTAGAAACACTCGCTATCATGTCGGGTGAACATCATGTTCCTCAACAGGTGTCCATGAAGAAAGGCAACATCACCATTCACTTCCCTGCGTTTGATGATGAGGTGATTTGTAAAACGAGCAAAGAGAACGGCTTGTGGTATGTTGAGCCGCGCTCATCTGTGTGGGGTAACGACTACCTCGTGCGATTAGCGCGGGACCAAGAAGCGTATTGGATAACAAAAGCGGCTTGGTTGTTGAAAGAAGAGGATGTTGAAGAACCCGAATACGATGAAGTTGAACCCGAACCTCCCGCTGGACACTCCAAGAAACGAAAGCATGTGTTGGAGGAAGAAGAAGAGGTCATCAAGCGTGGACTTGAATTGGCGGAGCGCGGATTGGAACATCTCGCCAAAGAGAAAATCACCAGCACCGGTGTGCAGGGTTTGGGTATCGGATATGCAACCCCCGACGAACATCCGCGCGGACCTACTCAAAACATCAACGATGAAACACTCCCCGATTTTGACCCTGCGGCGCGAGCCGATGATGAGTTGAAACCAGCCACGGCAAAAAAAACCAAGCGACTGCGAAGCACAGAAGGCGAAGAAGCGCGTCTTGAAGACGAGGGTGTTATCGCGATTGACAGGGGTTCCCTTGATATAGCATGAAATAAAGTCGGGGGAGCAATGGCGATTCTCGCGGCCCCCACTTCTTCCTCGGACCCCATCATTTTGAAGGGGTTCGGCGATGATTTGGTTGTTGCTGGATACGCGTCGGTTGAGATGGTTGACAAGCAGGGTGACCTCATCACCCGCTCGGCACTCAAAGACGCGTTCGGCAAGTTCATGAAAGCCGATGGTTTTCGCAATGTGCAACTTGCACACTCCAACATCCAAGTGGGAACGGTCATTCCTTCCTACACCGATTCATCCGGTCGCATGTGGAAGTCCGAAGTGGACGACACCGGTATGTTTGTTGTTATCAAACTACGCGGCGACATTGAGAAGGCGCGTGAAGTGGCTTCGGAAATCCGCAAAGGGAACCTGCGCTCGTTCTCCATTGGCGGTCAAGCCTTTGAGCGCGTCAACAAGAGCGACCAAACCCGCGGAGACTACCGCGAAATCCGTCGTATGGAACTCCATGAGGTCACGATTTGCGAGAAGGGTATCAACCCCGAAGCACAATTCCGCATCCTCAAGGAAGACACAGGTGATAACATGACCAACACAATGAGCGAACTGCAAAGCGTCCTTGAACGCTTGTCAAAGAAACTTGACGAGAAAGACGAGGATAAGAAAGACAAAGAGTCCAAAGACAAGGGTCTTGATGACCTTCTTGACACGAAAGACATTGACGATGACGGAAACGAAGAAGAGTCGTTGATGGATGCTCGTGAGGATAAGAAGGAAAAGAAACCTCCCATGATGGAGGACAAAGAGACAGGCTTGTATGCGGACGACGAAGACGACGAAGACGACGACGGAGATGACAAAATGAGCAAAGGAAACGATATGATTACGAGCGACTACCTGTTGTGGTTGGAGCAGACCGCGAAGAGCGCAGGTTTTGACCCGCTCGCGGCTCGCGACCACTTCAACAAGGGATACGGACCGGGTGAATCCGGCTACGACCACCGAGGGCAAGGTTCCCTTGAGGGTGCTGGCGAAGACGATTCCGGCAAGCGACCCCAGCCCAACTTTGGCTCCGCGCCATCGGGCAACAAGAATGTCATCAAGGGCGACTACCTCAACGCGAACAATGTTTCGCAATCCGAGATTGAAGCCGCCTACGAGGTGTTCAAAGCCGCGGCCACCGAGCAACAATTCAAGACCGACTTGAACAGCCACTTCACCGACCGCTTCCTCAAAGAGCAAAAGGCCGAGGCTGACGCAATCGCCAAGGCCAACTTTGACGCTCGCGAACCGATGGTTGAGTTGCAGAAGGCTGTTCTCGCGCTCAACGACCGAATCAACAACATTGGGTCGGAGACTTCCACCATGATTGCAAAGTCCGCTGGACGAGCAACCGTTACCATTCCCGAAACTGCTGACCTTGCAAACATGTCGTGGGACGATGTTCACCGACTTGCTGGTAAAGCACTCAAAGGAGGGGAATACTGATGGCACGAAATTATGTAAGAACAGTTCAAGACATGGAGCGTTACTACTACGGTGGGGCTTCTCAAACCGGATACACCTACGGTGCAGGTGACATTTTGAAGGCTGACGCGCCTTTGTTGTCCACCACCGCGGGAACCTATCAAGCAATCTATGGCCGAAAGGTTTGGTCGCAACTCAACCAAGAGTTCAACGCCTTCTCCATTCTACCCAAGAAGCCTTGGGAGCGAAGTGGATGGCGCATCCTCACGGAGCGCGCTTCGTTCACGAAGGGTGGCGGCATTGCCGAGAACGGCGTTCTTCCCGACACCTCCAAGCCGGAGTTCCTCCATGTGGCCGCAAAGCCCAAGACCATCGCGCACACTTTTGACTTGTCCGAAGTGAGCATGTTCCTTTCCGACAAGGACGACGGTATGGGCGATGTGCGCTCCGTGTTGAAGGAAGAAATGGGTAAGCATCACGCTGAACACATCAACCGAATGCTCTTGCAGGATGTCACCACCACCGCAGGCAACGACTTTGAATCGCTTGACCGAATCACTTCCGACCCTGCCGTGATGACCACCACTCAAGCAGGTGTTGACTTGCTCACCGACCACGACATGTATTCCATCACTCGCGATGGTTCCGCCGCTTTCCACAGCGCGGAAGTGGATGTTGGTGGCGACGCTTCAACTGCCGCGACCAACCGCAACTTGTCCCTCAACCAACTTGACGGATTGTTCCAACAGATTTGGACTCGTGGTGGTAACCCGAAGGTCATGCTGACGGGCTACGACACTTTGATGCGCGTTCAGCAATTGCTCCAATCGCAACAGCGGTTCATGGACTCCAAGCGCGTGACCCCCACCTTCAACGGTGTGAAGGGTGTTCCCGGTCTTGAGGCTGGCTTCATCGTCGCAACCTACAACGGCGTTCCAATGATTCCAACGAAGGACATGCCCGATGACACGGCAACCGCCAGCGGTTCTCTTTCGCGCATCTACTACTTGGATACGGACTACCTGTGGTTCCAAACTGCAATCCCAACGCAATACTTTGAATCCGGTATTGAAACGGGTGACCCATTCGCGATTAACCGTCTTGGACAAGAGGGGCTTTACCGAACGATGGGCGAACTTTGGTGTTCGTTCTTTGGCGCAAGCGGGAGCATTCGCAACCTACAATGAAGGAGATGATGAAAAATGGCAACAACGAAAGATAACCGAGGAATCCGATATGTGTGTAGCGGAACGGCTACGACTACCGTGAACTTTGACATTGAATTGCAAGCAGGCGCGAGCAACAACGACAGCACGACATGGCTGGCAGGTGGAGCCGGGACTTACCCCGGAACTCTTACGCCTTTTGAGCCACGACAGGCTGACGGCACGAACTCGTCTCAAAGCCCGCGATTGATTGGTCTTACGATGAGTTCTGCTCTTGCAGAAGGCGACACGCTATCGCTCTCCAACGACCCAACGCAAGACGCAGGTGGCGCAGGTATCACAACCATTCTTGGTGTTTACACATCGCAGGTTGACGCGACCGCTTCTCTTGGTGTGAGCAAGACCGCCGCGCTTGAGTTGACCTTTGATATTGAACTGACCAGCGACGGCACAACCAACGATACGACGGGTGCTGAACTGCTTCTCATCGTGGTTTGAGGTGTTCTTCTTGCCTACGATTACCTACCGAGGACCACGACGCGCTGGCGCGAACATGGGTTCTTTGGGTTGGTGGAGTTGGGGTCAACCGCGTGAAGTTAGCGCGGAGTGGCTTGAGTCTTACAGGTCATCCTTTGAGAACAACAAAGAGTTTCTCATTGAAGGCTTCGCTTACGAAGCCGCGACCGTGGACACAGGCAACGACGGCATCCCCGACATGGGATGGACGAAAGGCGACATTCTCGCGTGGATGGAAGAAGAGGGGATTGAATCCTCTTCCCTGTCCACCAAGAAAAAGTTGCTCGCGGCAATTGACGCGCACCTTAACCCCACCGAAGACTCTATGAACGAGGCAGAAGAAGCAGAACCAACAGGAGATGAATGATATGGCATTTGTAAGCGATAACAGACCCCACACTTTGGGCGACTTGATTGTGATTACCGGAACCGTCGCGAGCGGCGACACTTCCGCTGATTTGAGCGATTTTCTTAGTGAAGTTCTTATGGTGACGGTTGTGCCTAACGCCGCCGCCGCCACTCCACTTGGATGCGCGATTGATACCACTACCGCAACAATCGTCCGATTTACCAACCCCGGTGCAAGCGGCGGTCGTTTGATGGTCTTCGGCAAGCGATGAGGTGATTCACCTTGTCCGACACAAAAGTGTTTGAGTTCACACCCAACGAAGGGTGCGAGACAGGCGCGAGTGTGGCCGGTGGCGTGCAGAAGGTCCTTGACGACTACACCAGCGGGAAGACGGTTGAGGGTATCACCTCTTACACCATGCAGGGCAACCTCTATGTCGTAGTCGTCACCTCGTGAGGTGAGCGACATGGACTTGAGCGAACTGCAACGCCTTGAGAAACAAGGCTGGCGTAAGGCCGAAGAGTCAATGGTTAAGACCGATGAGCGCGACAAGTTGAAGGGTGTTGTCAAGCGTCAAAACATGAAGACGCGCAACATCCGAGACATCGTGAACATCGGTTCCGGCACGCGTTGCCGCTTCTGCGGCATGCTCCACTTTTGCTACCTTGAGCGATGCGGCGCGTGTAAGAAACCAATGCACTACAACCTTGCAAAAACCGAAGAGGTGATTTGATGGTGAGATTGAGCGGTGATATTGATGGAGACGATAATGACGACACTCGTATCAAACCCATGACGGGAAGTAGACACGCTGATACAGCGCAAATTAAAATCATTGGAGACAAACGCGTTCCTGTTGCGTTAGCACGAGGAAAAGCAGGTTTAGCGGCGGAACCTCACACCTGCTCGGATTGCGGCGGAACCGTCGCGAGTGGAAATGGAAAAACAGCGTGCGTGAATTGTGGCCTTGAACACCATCCCGGTTCAGCGGCTTTTGATGAGGCTACCGAACATTACATGGGAGGCGAAAAGCAATACCTTCCCGAAATGCCGAACCAAGTTGATTTTCAAGCGGTAGGAGATGTAGGGAGTGGGGGAAGCATGAACATGACTGCAACAGGAGAAGGTCGTCGTTTCTTGACCGATGACGAATCCGCGACTCAAGCGACTGATTTTTCTTATGAAGGAGCAACGGGTCGTAGAGGAACACCCACTTTTAGGAACATACCATTCAAGGGCATTTTTCAAAGAAGTGAAAATCCAATGGATATGGCTTGGCGTTTGCTCAAAATGACGCCCGAAGAAATGGAGGCCGCTGGTTTTCATGAAGCCGCCGCACAGATGCGTGCAATGCAAGCAGAAGAAGAGCGCGTCCGTCAACAGGCTCAAGCACAGGCTCCAAAAGAAACACCTCGCGTTCAACAATACGACCTCCAATTAGCGCGACGACGAGCGCAAGAAGAGTTTGAACAAAAACTCCGTCGCGCTCGCAAAGACTCACGCGGTGGTAGAGTTGACCACCTGTTCCCCGACATACACGCTTTCCACCAAGAACACGGAAGACTACCTAAAATGCCGAAAAACTTGAAAAACAGGTTCCTTGAATATCGCGCGAGAATGGAGGATGAGTGATGCCGACCGTATTCCAAACAGGTGAGCGCGAAGGTCGTCCTCTCTTCCCCGACAGGCTTTACTACACATCCGCACAAAAGGTTGCTGACATTCTTCAAATCCCATTCCCCGACCCTGTTTACTTGGCCGCAGAAGACGGCTCTACCCATGTTGACATTTCCCCCGCAGACTACCGATTGGTTGGCTTTGAAGTAGGTGATACGATTGAAATTACCAGCGATACCGAAATGGGTGAAGAGCGAACTATTACAAGCGTTGCTCGCGCTTCCGGCAATGTTCGTCTTTCGTTTGCTGATGCTTTAACAGGAGACTACACGACGGCTGATAACGCGCAGGTCCAAAACCTTCAATCGTTCACGAACGGCAAACGCAAAGGGGTCACGAAAGCGCAGGTTGAAACACTCATCCTCCGCACCCAAGACAAAATTGACAACCTCACGAACAACGCATGGCGACCTATGTTGCAGACGGCTGAATACCTCAACTTTGACACCTACAAGCCCTACCGTCGTCGCTACTACACCGACTATGTGGGTTCTGTCCCGCTAATGTTCCGCAACGCGCAACAGATTCTCCGTCTTGAGATTTGGCAGGGTGCTGACTATCGCGAGATTGCCGCGGCTGAAATCCGCCTCAAGGTGGATGACTTCACGCAATTGACGGCTGATACCGATAAGGTCTTCTTATGCCCCGGTGGTGGCGGTGTGGCGACGCTGACGGTTGGTGAGGGGACATCTAAGTTTCGCGCGCAGTTTGATAATGTCAGCACCGCTCAACAACTCGCTGACCTCATCAACAAGGATGCGCGCAAAGGTAAATCAGCCACGCTGTTTAGCCCGTCGTTTGCGTTTGAAGACATCACCGAGACTGACGGCACAACCACCGCAAATGTGCATCACGAGTTCATGGCTTCTGCGAACGCTGACTACGGTGGCGGTCAACTCAAAATCACCTCCATGCGTCGTGGTGAGGCTGGCGAGAACGCCACCTATGCATGCACCTCCGACGGCATCACCTTTACCGGCGCGACCAGCACCGATGTGAAAGTGGTGTCATCCACCGCAACCACCATCGTCGTCAATAGCGTGTCGGGATTGGCTCCCTACGGTATCATCAACATAGGAAGCACTTACGGCTACTACACCAGCATCAGCGGCACAACGCTCAACGGCGTGACTGACCTCGTAGGCGACATCAGCGCGGCGGCAGTTGCCGATGCAACGCTGAATCAAAAGAAGTTCAAAATTGATTATGTAGGCACGACCACAGGTGACGAGGCTCGTCTTCGCGATTGGTGGGCTGACTACGACATGGGTGTGATTTACTTCAACAACTCCTACCCTTACTTCTCATGGAACGCCGTCAAGGTGTCCTATGTCTACGGAGAGCGGTATGTGGAGAAAGCCATTGAGGACATCTGCACGAAGTTAGTTGCGATGGATTTGATTCTGTCCGATGACCGTAGCGTGTTGTTGCCCGAAGGAACGCAGAATGTAGACTTGGGTAGTAAGTATCAGTTGTTCAAAGCGCAAGTGGCTGAAGCCCTACCGCGCTACACAGAAGTGATGACGGTGTTGTGATAATATGAATCCGATGAATCATGCATGGAGATTGTTGAAAGAGGAAAAAAAGTTGAACCTGTTGCAACGCATTCAACTTGAAGGTCAGCAGAACCAGCGACCTGTCAATTACGGCGCGAGGGAGTGTCCATGCGGTAGCGGTCTTCGGAGTCTTGATGTAGGCCATTTTTACCCTAACGAAATGAGATGCAAATTGTGTCATGAGCGAAAAATGGAGGAATACATGCAATCCAACATGCCTCATATTGAGCAAGGATTGGACCAGCAGGGCTATTCAATGAATGACCCCAACGCATTCCCGCAACAACAACAATTCCAAACACAAAATGAGTGATGACATGAAAGAAGCAATCAAGAAAGCCATTGCGAAGGCTCTTATGGAGCCTGTCAAGCAAGCGCGTGAGAACAGCGTGTTTAGCGACAAAGGTCGCATTTTCCTTGACGCCAACGCGAGTGCATACGGAGCGGCTGTCAACAGCGAAGGAGAGTTGATTGACGCGAACGGAAAAGTCATGGACGAGTCAAGTCCCGAATACAAGAACATCGTTGCTTTGGCGAAGAAACAAGCACGCGCACAATCCGCAATAGGGAGGGATATTATTGGCTCTTGAATCCGTTGAACTCATCAAGAAAATCCTTACGGATAATTGGAATCGCGGCAACACGAATCAACGCACACCTATCGTTGAGGACATCACTACTGTTGAGGCTGGTCGCGGTAAGCGTCTTGACCTCACCAACAAAGACGCTATCCTCCTTTACGAAACAGTCCACAACGAAGAGCAACCCGAAGTGTTCTACGACTTTGTTCACACGCGAATCAACATCACCGTTGACGCGCGCACCATGAACGGTCGTAGCCACCTCATGAAAATGGAGGATGAGGTTCGTCGTATCGTTCACAGTCAGCGCAAAGGCGATGGCGCGAACTTTGACCGATTACTCTATAAGATGCGAACTGACCTTTCGGACCGGACAAAGCGACTCCACAGGATGACCTTCCAAGTTGAAATCGTTATATTCTCGGAACTCATCGCGTAAGACAGGGCGGGGCGAAAAGCATGGTATCAACAGTTTACAAAGGCGACTTATCCGAAGTCACATTCGGCAAAGAGTGCGGCATTGTTCTCGCGCATGGTTCGTTCGGCGGATTGGTATTTACAACCGACGCGGCGGGAACAGGCATCACATTTAGCGGTGCAACGGCGGGTTTCTTCTCAACCGGCTCACTTCTCCGCTACCCTGCCGGAATGCTCGTTGGCAGTCAACTTCGCGTCATCGGTGCTGGTAGTTTTACCGACGATGACAATGCTACCAAAGGGCATGTTTACACCATCGTCGCGAACGAAGGAGCCACGCTCACGGTTTCTCCCGCGATGAAAGAAGTGTCTACTGCATCTACATCGGGTGATGAGTTGCTTATTGACACGGTAGGAACACCAACGATTGACACAGGCATGACTTACAACGCTCAAGCCGCCTTATCCGACGAGTCTGTTCTTACCGACCAATTTATCGGCCTCGCGGCGACCGTCTCACTCCCCGAAACGAAAGTGGAAGTGCGACGCTCGCACATCGTCGGTGTAGGCCGTGATGTTGTCATCCAAGAACCACAGCGATTCTCCAATGAGGGTGGGTCAATGGAAATGATGATGAACAGCGCGCGCTGGCTCTACTACTCGCTTGGTCGCGAGGTCATTGATGTTCCCAGCACGCTGATGACCGACCCCAGCGGACACACCAAGAAAGACATCGCCGCGGGTGATACCTATGTTGCTTTCACAGGAACGATGACCGGAAAGCCGGACCCCGGTGATTACATCATTATCGCGGACGGCACAACGGTTGCCTTCCCAAAAGACACCCCTGCCGCCGTTTCCGGTGCAGTATGGGGTGCAGATGGCACAGGCGTAGATATGGAGAATGTTGAACGAAACGAGATTCGTCAAGTGTTGTATGTTGACGAAACGCTCACCGAGCGCAGAATCCATGTTGACGAACCATTCTATTTCAGTCACGCGCTTGGCAACTACACCATCAAGCGTTTGAAGTATGAAGCGACAAACACAACCAACGGTTCGCCGAACTTTGAAGTCGGCGCGGCCAACTACGGAACCATCACCAACCGACAGGAGCGTTTGCTCTTCTCCGGTGCTACACTCCCTTCTTTTGCGATTGAATCAAGCATTCGCACTCGTAACACCGGTTCATACAACGCCAACACGACGGATGCATTGGCGAACGAAGCCGCACCCGGTTCGGCATCGGACAGCAAACAACTTACGCGCGTTTGGAAAGGATGCAAAGTGAAGGACTTCTCACTCGCGGCTGACGCAGATGCAGAAGTCAAATTGAGCATCAACTTTGACGCGCTCTACTGCTACACCGACACCGGTCGTCTTGAGAACTCCGACAAAGGCGACCGCTACACCGCGCACCGCATGTTTGAGAACACCGCGAACTCCACAGTCAACCGCAAGAAGGCTGGCATCGCGCCCAACACCGAGAAGCCATTCTTCTTCTACAACGGGCAAATCAGTTCGTTTGGCGTCAACATCGCGCAGGTCACAAACTTTGCTTTGAGCGGCAACAACAACACCGAAGCCATCTACACGATTCGCGGCAACAGTCAAGCCGAAGACCGCAACACCGCTGGCGATTCGCTTGAGCAAATCCCCTTTGGTGGTTCGCGCAACGCCAACCTCATGATTGAAAAGACGATGGAATACGAATTGTCCATGACCGTCATCGCAAGTGACCCCTTGATATGGCACGAGTTCCGAACCAACCGAACGCATGAGTTCACCGAACCTATTACACTTACGCTGACAAAAGCCGGTAAAGGTTCAAACCGCGAAGAAGTCATCATCGTCGTTGACGACTACATCATTTCGGAGGCCCCTCTCCCTATCCCCGAAGACAAGGGTGTTATCAAGAGTGAGTTGAAAATCATGCCGAAACATGTGCGCGTGATTTCGCGCGATGCTTTCTTGCACATGTGAGGTGAACGAAATGAAACCAATAGATGAAGCATGGGCGTTGTTGAAAGCGCGCCCCGAAATACAAGCACACCTACAAGGAACGAGTCAGCCAAGAACGGGAGGCACGATACCTCAACAGTTGGTGCGACGCCCCGGAGAAACCTACGATGACACAGGCAACACGCGACCCGCTGGTGCAATACACATGCGTAGATTCGGAAATCACCAAATGAGGGGAGGCCACCCGGAGCGTGCGCAACGCCCATCCGTCGGTAATGAACGCTCATTCCAAACATCGGCTTACACAGGACAAGAAGAGTCAGCGATTTCGCGACCACCAAAACAGGGTTTCTTGGACCGAAGACGCGATGCAAAACAACAGCGTTTGGCTCAACGAGCAGAACAAACGGGAGCGGGTGCAGACTACCGTCAAGCATTCCCGATGAATCCCACCGGCTCAAGTGTTTTTGAGCCGTCTGCATCAACGATGCAACAAATCCAACGCATGTGAGGTGAACGAAATGAATCCGATGGTTGATGCTTGGACAATTATTATCAAAGGCAACGGCTGTGACGAGTGCGGCAAAAGTGGTTGCCGCGCGAAGATGTGTTGCGATAACTGCGGGAAGAACAAGTGTTCCGAATGCATGGAGAAGCAAGGCGGGTGTGCTTGATGAAGTCCGACATGCACATTGGAGGTAACCGCGCGTTGCGTATTCGTGCGGTTGCAGAAGGCGCATTCATCGCTGAACCCGTTGACGAAGTGTTCAATCCCGAAGCCGCCAAGACTGACGGCAACCCATTTCCCGAAGAACAGCAAACGGAAGAGCAACCCGTTGAAGTTGACGAACCCAATTACGAGTCCATGACCGTTGACGAACTCAAAGCCCTGCTACGGGCGCGAGGTCTACCGGTCACAGGCACAAAGGCGGAACTCATTACCCGCCTTACCGAAGCCGATACCCCCTCCGAAGAGGCAGTTGAAGCCGAGGTCGTCGCTCCCTCCGAAGAGGCCGCGACAAGTGATGAGGGAGTAAGTGATGACAATGCCGAAAATAGCGGACCCGATGAGCCTCTTGGTGAACAGCCAAGCGGTTGAGCATGAAATACGAGCAGACGAAAACGACCCCGATGTGGTTGTAAAAGTGTGGGTGAAGGAACTTTCCTTCATGCAGTTGCAAGAAGCAATCAAAACTTTTGTCAACATCACCACCGAAGGTTCAGTTGACATTGACCTCGCGAACTATTGGAAATACATGTTCGCCGAGGCTATTGACAAAACTGAACCGCGTCTCACCATTCCGCAAATGTTGTCGCTACGGCCATTCATCGCGAATCAAATCACCGCGTTGTTGCCTCAACCTCAAGACTTGCTGGCTAACCCTTTAGTGGATGGGGCGACCGAATAGAGGAAGCATATCAATTTCTCAAAAAACCGTCGCCCGACCTTGAATACGGTTTCAACGCGGCGGCATACTTTGTAGCCAAGCATTATGGAATCAGCATTCAACAAGTGTGGGATATGAGCATGAGCGCGTTTGAAACTTCGTTTATATGGGCGAACGCGGCTGAACGCGTCAAAGCCGACGAGTATGAAAAAGCGACCGATGGAGCAAAGAACAAGACACGCGTAGGCTCAACACACGGACCGATGCCGTTTAGCGAGGGATGGTGAAATGGCCGAAGACATTGATGCAGTCAACGCGAAACTTGACGGGCTAATCGCTACTCTTGAAAAAGCAGGTCACATCAGTTCTCAAAGTTCAAAAAAGTTCGGCCTTGTTGAAAAAAATCTCGGAAAATGGAAAAGCACAATCAAAAACTCACCGATTGGAAAAATGGTTAAATCAATGCAGACATGGGGCAAAGCGACAAAAAATGTCATCAAAATCACAGGCCAAAATGTAACCATGAGCGATACCCAAAAGAAAGAACATCGCAAAGGTATGACGGTGATGCAAAAACTTGTTGCCGCCACCATCGCGCATGGTGTCGCGCAAAAAATAAGCAATAAAGTTCTTCAAACCGCTAACAACCGTTTTACGCGTCTAATGACAACGGCGTTTTCGTTGGTGAGTATTTTCCTCATCGTTGGATTTGCGCTGGCCGCATTGTCCATTGCCTTTGAGGGCGCAAACAGTCCGGTCCTCAAGTTTACAGAAGACATGGGACCGTTGCACGACGCAATGCAGGGGTTGTTAATCGTCATCACAGGTGAAGGTGATGAAGGCGGTTTAGCGTCTATGCTTGATGTCCTCGCGGCGGCATTTGTGACCGCGGGTATATCCTCCCTTGTTCTTGGAGGGACCGTTGGTGTTATTGTCGGAGCCATCGTCCTTGCAGTAGGTGCGGCGCGCATATTCTATAACGAGTTTGATAATGTTTACGCGGCTATTGGTGTAGGTATTGGTGTCTTTGTGACACTCATCGGAACACTCATGATGGTTAAAAAAGTGTTTGCGTTGATGAAAGCAGGTAGTGCTATCGCTATCAAAGGCACAGCAGGTGCGGTAGTTGCGGGTATCGGTCTTGTCATCGCTGGTGTTGCTGGACTCGTAGCGTTTGCGATGGGTGCTGGTGAAGGCATCAAAGGTGTTTTTCTTGGTATCATCAGCGCGCTTCTTGTGTTTGTTGGTCTTTTCATCGCAGGTGTAGGTCTTCCAATTGCCGCTGTTATCGCTCTTGTGTTGTTTTTGGTTGCAACCGTCATTCGTTATCGCGATGAGATTTTAGCGGGTCTTTCTTTTGCATTCAA